CCGCCCGTAGATCCGCAGCCCACACAGGCCGGCGGCTACTCAGGCAACTGGCACTGGCAGCCAGGCCCGACCCCAGAGCAGATCCGCCGCAAGCGCCGCCGGCGCGAGGAAATTTTGTTTTTGTAGCGGACATTTTTTGCCTTAACTTGTAAGGCTTACACGGGCATTCTCTGTCCATGTACCAGCGCACCGACACCATCCAGCAACGTGCCAAAGCCACGGACGGCACCGTTGAGATAGCCATCAGCTCCGAGGCCCCCTACGAGCGCTGGTTTGGCATCGAGGTCTTGCGCCACAGCGCCGAAGCCATCGACATGACGCGCATTGGCGACAGCCGCCACCCGCTGCTTCTGAACCACAACACCGACACCCAGATCGGCGTTGTCAAAAGCGCCCGCATTGATGACGACAAGGTCATGCGCGGAACCGTGCAGTTCAGCCGCAGCACGCTGGGCCAGGAAATCATGCAAGACGTGGAAGACGGCATCCGCAGCCACGTGTCGGTCGGCTACTTCATTGACGAGATAGAAGAAGTCAAAGCGCTGGAAGACGGCACCACCACCGTCGTGCGCAAGTACACCGGCGAAGAATTCGAGCGCGAAATGCGCAAGCAACACGGCGAGGCCTATGCCCGCAGCGGCCCGGCGGCCACGCGAGCAGCAGGCGAGGCGCCGCCCACGTTTGTGGTCACCCGCTGGACGCCCTTCGAGGCCTCCATCGTCCCGGTGCCCGCAGACGTCACCGTCGGAGTGGGCAGATCGGCTGGCGCCGGTAGCACATCCGCACCCGCAGCTCCCGCTGCAAACGCTAA